CCGGGGGTTGGGTAAGCTTTGTTGAGGTCTATGTATAATGGGCCCGCGGTCAGCCAGGCCGTCTGGTTCACCCCACCCCACGCAAGTCTTATAAAAGTTTCACTGCCAAACTTCAAATTTTCTAAATCTTCTGATGGCGTGATGGGCAGCACGCCGTACGCTCCTATAATTCCATCAGGTGGGTCGCCCGGATGGGCACCCATTTGAAGCCTAACAGAAGGATAGAAATTAAATCTAGACCATATAGTTCCTCCTCCTTCATCAGAAATAGGGGGGGCCGAACTAAAATAGATCTGCGAATCTACAAATTTATAATTTATTGGCTCTTGTTGTTTGGGATTTCTCCAGAAGAATTTACCTAAATTATATCTCAATAAATCACTAAATAAAATATCTCCGTCTGTCAAGCTTGTTGGAGGAGCAGGGAGTGTATTATGAAAATCATTGGCTGCTTTTAAAGGTGCAACCGGCGGTAGACCTTGCTTTTGTGATAATCGTTGTGTTTCTTTGCTGTTTACAAAGAGTGTTTTATAACCAACGAATGATTCACCACCAAACTTTTTTTCTTTTACTATCGGCATATTATATACTCTTTAAATAATTAGATCCTTTAATATTATTGATTATAATCTTAAAATTTATATGGATTGATGCCCGGGCCAGGACCAGCATCATCATATTCTGGTGGAGGGGGCGTATAGGTTGAAGTATCTACGGCAGTCAACGCATTCGAATTCAAGTCGTTTGTGGAGGCCACAGAAGAGACGCCGCGGCCAGTAACGGCAAGAGAACTATTACGTAGGTCCAGATTAGACAGTTGTTCTGTTACCAAAAGTTGTACTAATTTTTTAGAACCTAGATCTTCTGCTAAATCATTTTGGCGCGCCGAGGAATCTGTGTTCAAATCACGATGGGCGTCTTGGCCAAACACAGCTTCAACTAAATCTAATTGTTGCTTAACCGGATTATTATTATTTTGTTCCGGGGGCCCTTCTGATTTCACCATTACCAGTGTTTCGGGATCAATAATAAAATATTCGTTGAATATTGGCAAATCTAAAAATTTATTTTTATTAATTATACCCATATTTTTGTTTTCATATCTGAAAAGCTTACAAATAATTCGTTGACCATCCCCAACAGTGTTATTCCACGCTGTGGTCGTTAATGGTTCCCATATAGGATTATCTGATCGATTCTCATACCTCCTGATATAACGAACCTCAACAATATTCGAATAATTAAACCACCACCATCCAAATGTTGAAAGACTTAACGGAAATTCCTTAATAACATCAAATGGTATATTTGTTTTCTTCATATACTTTCTTAAATCGATGAGAGTGCTAGCAATATTATATTCTATAAATAAAGATTGCAGAGGCAATGGCAATTCGTAAGAGCCGACTAAATCTGACATGGTCGAGCCGGCGCCGACACTTTGGTCTCCTTGAGCCAAATCTTCATATTTTAAAGGCAGATGACCTTCGTTTCCTAATATTATATTGCTTAGCATACCAAATAAAAAGTTTTCAATATTAAGATTAATCTCCAAAGAAAAATTAGTATCTTCGTATTCAGCTATAGGGTCCCCCAAGGGGGGAAAACTCAGTCCGGACATGTTGGAAGTTCCACTAGATTGTTCTTGTGGTTTTCCAGACTCAGATGAATCTGAATAAAAGGCGCCTTCCGAACTATCTGGGGATTTTATTTGTTCGAAAAGAGTGTCGCTGACTGCAAAACCATACTTGCCGGCAATATTTATTAATCTTCTAATGTTGCTTCTTATCTCCGATGAATAACTATTGTTCGATTTATCAAAATAATATTCTAGTATATCTAAGATAATTGGCTTATAATAATTAAAATCAGCGGTGGAAGGGTCAGGCGGGCCGCCTGCACCCACGAGGGCGCCAACAGTGGGGCCAGTTATATTATATAGATTAGGCAAAACATGAACCTGTGTAGGAGTAAAATATCTTAATTTATTTTCACTATTTTTATTACCTAAAAGACTGGTGTTCGCGTCATCTTCTATAAAATATTTCTTAAACTGAGAGCCGGCCATATTTTTAAAAGTCTCTGCAGGGATTTGTTGTGTCGCGACAGAATTAGCTACATCAGCAGTGGCTTTTGCTAAACTTGTTAATACAAATTCGTATCCAATGCCCCGCTGATCTAAACTAGCTATATCTGGAAATGTTTCATTTATCTTAATTGTACTTCGAAGTTCATTAGAAACTTTCTGATTAGTGGATACAGAAAAATCTAGATGTGTTTCTAGCCCAGTATATACTCCGGATATTTTTTGAATTTTGCTAATAAACGTTTCAGATATAGCTATAAATTTTAATAAACCCTGATAATTTCCAGATGTAGGATTTGAAATCCTGTACAATTTATCAACAAAAGGATCCGTGTTTTTTGTTAAATCAAATAATTCTATTATGTCTGCCATATGCTTCAGCGTATTATCTAAGTAATTTCCTATATCCATAAGATCCGGATCTTCTAAAATAACTTTAGATCTAAATATATCTAAGTTCTCATTATAATATTTTTTTAGATTACTGTTAACAAGCTTGGCATATGCCATAACATTGTTTTGGGAATACATCAGCTGCTGCAGCTTCTCTGTTAACGTTTTCAATATTCCGTCTTCTGCAACCAGCTCATAAGAATACGCATAGTTTCCTTCTTTTATGGCTGCCAGTTCAGGATCTTTAAACGAGAAAAATAAATATTGCTTTTCTTTAGTAGAACTTAAAAAATTAAAGTTTTCAAGCTTATAAACTCCTGACGCTTTGCCCAAGGAATACGATGCAATTTCTTTAGAGATATCATCCGAATATGAATTCTCGATATCGGCATCCAATATTGTATACATAAAACTTTCTTGATTTGGACTTAACGTACCAACTCGATTAAATCCAAACTTATCAACTTGAATTCTTTTTCTGAAGATTTTAAGATATTTAGTGCTAGTATTATCAAGAACATTATTAATAATTTTTCTTGCTTTGTTCCCCGCGCCTTGGCCACTGGTACCCGATAATCCTTTTTTTAAATTTTGTGCAATTCCGCCCAACAAAGAATTACTTAATAAAATCTTAATTTTATCTAATCTAAATAAATATGAGTGGGTGCCGCTCGACTCTTTAGACATATAAGAATCAGAAAATTTCTCTGGTAATTCAATTTTAAGTTGTTTGTTTCGTTGGCCTGATCTTATCAAAGTATTGATACTTTCTATTTCATATAACTCTTTTAAAAATACTTTTTCAATTTCCTCATCATCTCTTAAATCAACGATTTTTGTGTTAGGTAATAAAACGGATGATAGAATGACATTGCGATCTTTTGCGTCCATAGATAAATCATTATGCTTATTACCGGTCATCAAAGTGCCGTCGCTCATTTGATGATATGAACCAAACCAAAATTGTTTGTTATCTGTTCTCTGAAGAAGTGATCCATAATTATTCAAGCCACTCTTATTAAAGACAACATCAAGAGAAATATTTTTATTAGATATATCAGAATTAAAATTTTCAAGATATTCTGTTACATCATTTGGTAATTCAAAATCAGAATGTCCGCCGATTGTAGTTTTGATATGCTCAATTAAAAGACTTGAATCAATTTCAACTACGACCATATAAGCTAAAAATTCTAGATTTTTACTTAAATATCCATATGGTTCTACTCGAATTGGAAAATCATAAACAGTTGATCCATTGGCTGTTCTGCTTTCAAATCGCGATAAATCAGCTTCTGAAGAATTGGTGGCTGATGTTATTTCTTCTAGAAGATTAAATGTTTTTCCAGTTGTGTCCGGACCTGATATAAATTGGTACACATCTTGTATTGTGGGACTGTTCCCTACGTTGCCCATACCGGTCGCGACGGCCGTATGGATCTGATCTAATTTTGCTTTAGTAATCTCATATATTGTTACATTATACATGCTCATCATATCAAGATTATCAAATATATTCCTTAAAGGATCATTTTTTAAATTTCTTTTTTTAAATCCTTGAATAGATAAAGTTAGAGAAACAAACATTTGTTTTTCAAGCATGCTCTGCTGGGCTTCGGTCAATACTTTTGGTGCATTTTGAAACTCGTCTGGCATGACAAAATGTGGATCTTTTGTAAATTTACTTTCGTACGCAGCTCCAGATTCAAGCAAAATTCGTTGAATAATTACTTTTTGAGAGACTGGATTGAATAAATTTGATATCGCTAGTGTCTTATTCGCCATCAATCACAAGCCTCCGTTTCATCATCTGGTATGGTGTATATTTGATCGATCGCGATGTTTTCGTCAACCAGATCACCACAATCAAATATAAATCGATCTGTATATGTAGTTTCTAACTTCTCTGATTTCACTTGTTCACAATATACTTCATCCGGAATTTCTGAATCAACCAGGATATCAAACCAGTATTCCACACTTAAGGGAGTGCCAATAAAAGAAGAATCTTCTGATTCAAAAAATAATTGTTGTTCCTCTCCTTGAGATCCTATACGAAATATTTCAATATCAAAATTTTCATTTAAAAAATTAGTATTGTTTTCCGTTGCTTTTATAAATAATGCGTCCGGTTTTACAGTCAAAAATGTACCATCTTCAGTAATTGGTGTTGTAGAAATGAACAGTTGGTCTTCTATTTCTAATAATTCATCATCGTCTTGAGGGTTTTGTAAACGTTGGGGGTCAATTTGATCTATTTTAAATTTATATTTGATATCGCAATCTAAATTAGGAATTCTTTCACTATTACTGCCAGTGGCGATCGTCGTCGATCCGGTTAATCCTGCTTGAAAAAAATCGATATTCCAAGATGGAACAGAAATAGATTGAAAAGACATATTTCCTAAAGGACCAAACATTCCAAATTGACGTTGTTTAGTTTCTTCCTTTTGAATGTTATATTCAGAAGATAGAGTTTGCATTCCTGTTAAGCCTTTGTTTTGAAAAAGATTTTCATTATAAGTCATTAAGTCAGAATCAGTTGTACTGCTATTAATTTTTCCCTCTGCAGAATAAAAATAAGTTTGCTGTTTTAATCTTGGAACCTCTTTTATTCTTTCGTGAATTTCATTTTGTATTTCTGTTTTGCCGGCGTATTTTCCATCGTATAAAATATCATTATCATAAAATGCATAAAATTTTGGTTTGAATTGGCCAAGTTGAAGTAGTCTCTTACCCAGAGGAGTGATCTGGATATCGATAACATCTTCTTTTCTATCAAAAAATTCCATTATTTCTTAATCTCCACGCCGGCCTCAAATTTAGCCAATTCAACTAATGAGCAAAAATCATAAGGCCAATTATAACTATAGTTATGATCACTTTCAACATAAAATTTTCCGCCGGCGGCTATTCCTACGAGATTATCTGTTATGTCTTCCGTTACATTCGCATAAACATTTCTGGCGCGCTGTTTGACTTTGAAGATCATCCATCTTAAATTTTTGACAACGGCAGTAGTTACAGCATCTGATTTTTCTTTTTTTGTTATATCCTTGAAAACTTCGCCCATTAATTCGCCCGGAGCGACTGGAATATTTAATGTAGTTGTTTCTGGTACGACTCTTGTTGATATATCCGGCATAACACCTTGCCAAATATCTGCCAATTCTTGTCTTGTAAAGTTGTGTTTAAATTCAAAAGTAAACATAGTGAAAGGAGGAATTGCTGGTTCCGTATTATTAACAAAATCATAGCGAGGAGGGAAAACAAATCTTTTCATTTTCTCCATTAATGCAGTAGCGGACTCTTTAAATTCTGAAAGGTTCCCGGAAGATGCGCCTCCGCCAGCTAAATTAGAAATAGGAGCTTTAGAAATTGGGAAAAAGAATTTATCATCGTCTGATGAATAATAACAATTATACATGGCCGCGGCGGCGTTGCTTCCATTATTTCCAGGCAAGAAAGGAATTGCGACGATACATTCTGAAATTGATTTTTCAAGATTATTTGGTAATTGGCCAACTGGGGCTGCCTGGCTGTCACCAAAGAATTTTTGTAATAATGAACCAGAAGTCAAATTTTGTGCCCCATATAATGCAGCAGGATCTGTTTCTCTTAACGTGATCCTAATACCCTCGGAAGAATAATCTGGAATATTTCCATAGCCGTTCCACATTCCTCTTGCCTTTGTATCATCAGTATGCTGATTAAAATTTAATACAGGACATTCATATTTTGTTGAAATAACCCAGCGCTCTAATGATGTTGGATCTTCCGGATCTGCTTGGCTTATTATTGTTCCATCGGGTGCAGTTGTTTTTAATAAATCGTTTGTTAAGCCGAATAGATTTAATGAAGAAGATATTTGCATCATTGTTTGCATGGCCGGCGAGGATGCGCTGATTACGGATCGCCAGGGGGCGCCGTCGTTGGACGCGTTTGAAGCTGTATAATACGATCCCGTGGGAATTAAACCTAAATCATTTGTATAAGAAGCAGTAATATTACCAAATATTGTTGCTAAATTCGGTGTAGGTGTATCGTCTACTGTATTTTTATAAGTTAGGTCGACAGTTGATTTACCATAAAAATACGGAGGTGTGTAAGGAGCAAATGCTGGATCATTTTGTTCACAATACGGCCAGCCGCTAGCGGATAATGTAGCATTGCCGGAAGAATCAAGAGTTTTATAATCAAAGAATCTTGTAGCGGGGCCATAGATGATTCCACGTTTTGATGTGCCCTGAAAACCATGTGATCTAGAATCATATTGGGCGCCCAAGAAAATATCACTATTAACAACAGAATCTGCGCTTGCGCCCTCCGTCATAAGGAAGTTAGTTGTTTTTTCTATATCAATAGACATCTTATACACGATATCTTCCTTAAACGTTATCTGAGACATTGGTTTAGATTTAAAAGATGTTAGTTTACCTTCGTGGAGAAATAAATTAACTGATTCTGCTAAGAAATTATTCATAGCAAGTTCATAAAGATTATTATTTCTTTCACCGGTCCAATGAAAGAATGCATCTGTGTTTTCATTCGTAACAGCATATATCTTATTTTTATTAGCCGCGGTGTCGCGAGTAAAAGAGAATATAGGTAAATTATTTAAATCATACAAGGTTTCAAAAGGCAATCTATAATTTACGGCGCCGCTGAGATATGATTTGAAATAGGCATCATTAGCCAGGAGGCCGTCGAGAGATGTCACTGGCGCAGATCCAGTAAATACTGGAAAATCAACTGCGATACCAGATTTAATAGTATTATATAATATTCCAGGTGCGAAAAACGGCTGCAAAAGAGCCTGCAGGCCCTGTGTCTCTGGTAAAGCTGGATATACTTCGCCGGTGCCGGCCTCATATCCACTGCCGCTGCCAAAAATCTGAGATCCAATTGATTGAGATAAAAGAGTTGCCATTTGTAGTGTTCTGGTGACAGGATAGAATCCATTATACGGCAAAAGTTTTTTAAGGCCATGACATGTCATTTTAATTGCTTTAACACCTGCAATGCTCTTGTGATCATTGATAACTAAATCAAAATTTTTCAAGAAATCCGAATGTGAATATTCATCATAAAAAGTAGAATTTACACTAGAAGAGTTATTAATGCCATGAATAATAAATCTGTCTGTTGGTAAAGGTGCCAGGAAATCAGATTGTTTTAAGGTTGTGTAATACTCCATGTGATCAGACATATTAAATTCAGGAATAATTGAATAATCTTTTCCAATTATTCTTAAATCTGCAGAATATTCTTCATATGAATCATGCCATGGATTTTTTCCTGCATCAATATTTGTTGTCCAATTGATGTTGGACGAAGCAGTATATTGTAAAATTTGTGGATACCACGGCCCGATCCCGGACCATGGGCCTCCAGTTGCAGTACCGCTATATGCAGACATATTCCAATCAACACCGTGATACCTAGCAGAAGCTGTCACAAAACGATTTGAAACATAGTAATTTGAGCCTATAAGCTTATAAGTTCTATACATACCACTAGTAAATAATTCTCCTGCAGAGCCGGATATACCTTGCTGCAAAATATAGCCGCCGCCGGATGGTGTGAAGGCCATGGCAGCCCAATTTAAATTCGTGCCGGCGCCGGCGGCGCCTGAAGTAATCAAATTTAAATCTGTTACGCTACCTGTATATCTTCCATCAAGTGGCCAAACAGTGAGAGCAGCTTGAGGACCAAATTGACCGAATGCAATGCCAGTGCCTGTGGCGCCAGGATAGGGCTGAATAGTTTGAGGTAAACCTTGACTATTTAATGCGCTCTGGTTTGTTCTTGGCCTGTCTGCAATTTTATCTCTCCAAAATGTTCTATGACTTATTCTATCATATCCGTTTGAACCTAGACCAGCCTCTTCTGTATAATTATTTCTGGCCCTAGTTCTATTCAAGAAAGTGTTTCTTGTTCGAGGCCAAACGATCTGTGAAGCGTTGAGTGATACAAAGCCTTGTACAGGATTAATCAGACTATCCGCATCAGTTCCAGTAGGCAAATAAAGATTTGTAATTGCTTTATATGCTTCTGAACGCGATCTGCTAGCCTTAAAAATTTCTTCATAATTATAAGCAGCCAAAGAGTCAAAGATCTTATTCTCTGCAAAATAAGCAGTATCATTCCCATATGTAAATTTAAAATCTTGTGATATCGCGGTGGGGGAATCAATAGGAGAGCCCTTGGGCCCAACTCCTTTCAAAAGGGCGCGGACGTGTATCGGCTTATAATTAACAGTCACAACAGACTCAGTCAAATTAATGATTCTTCTTTCTCCAGTATTGGATTGTTTCGGAATAGACACAGGCCGATCAATCATGCTAAGTGTGTTTGTCAATCGATGATTTCTCATAATCGGATGATTGCCGCCTCGAATTTGTTTCCAAGTTGGCCATCCGTATGGACCTTGTCTGTGATTGATTAAAGCATTAAAAATTACTGAATCTGCGCGGCGGAGTCCTGGAGTGTCATTCGCAACTCTGTAAATCGATGTATAAAATCCAGGATATCCCAAAGTATCACCAACAAAGAGGCCAGGGTCAACCATTGAAACGCCCGGGGGTTGACCAAGATGGTTTTCGGATGCCGTAAGTGGCTCGCGTATAATTGTATTTAAACCAACAAAATCAATAGGATGGAAAGCTCTCGCTGTTGGATCAATCTGATTGTGAAAAAGATAGATGCCTGCACCGCCCCAGGCGGCGCCGTATTCACTCGCACTAATAAATGTCGTATCGTCCTTCTTTACAGAATATCCTAAAGGTGCTGTTAAAGTATCGCCATTACCAGCAGAGAACTGAGGGACATTTATATTTGGGCCCTCGTAACTTCTTAATAAAGAAGCAGTAATCCAAGAATATTGCCTATCACTTTGAGGAATTGCATGTTGGACAAAGCCATTATCAAAACGAGGAGTATATACAACATATCCGACGCCGGCGTCGAGCGATGTCTTTGCCACATTAATTTTGTTGCGATTAACTTTATGTATTGAGGCTGTTACAGGAATTCCGTCCGCAGATAATAATTTCATATCATATCCGCCATAACCAGCATAAGGACCGCACATAGGATTACGCATGAGTGCGTTTAGTGGTACACCCGTTTGCAAAACACGAAGACTGCCTGTTTCAGAAATACCTGGTGCACCAAATGGTTTATATTTATAATATGCCAATGCATTAGCACCACTGTGTTGTATGTTTGTTCTTGGTAATCTAACAGTTATATTACGATAGTTTATACCGTTATAGACGGAGTAGGTATGTGAGGCAGGGTCAAGGTAGCCTGGCGACAGAGACTCCGGGGAACCGGGCCCAGAGAAGCGGTCAGCGATAGTTACACTCTGTAGTGAGGATCCAGTTCGGGCAAACGTATCAAAATTAAGATTTCCTGTAAGATTAAGAACTTCTGCAGTTATTTGTGTAACAGAATTGAAATTATCTTTTAGCCAGCCTCTTTGTGTATCGGCTCCAACGGTCTGAACTATCTGATATTCTTTAGAGTAATTGCCTAGATATAATGAACTCGTGCTGGTTTTAATATTACGAATAACCACCGGGCGTTTGGCGATTTCATCCAAGAAATACTTTGATTTTGGATCAGCTGCGGCGCGCTTACTTAAAGTTAAATTAGAAGCATTAACTGTTAAATCGTATTCTTCCAAACGATCAGTTGTTGTAAATGGAACAACTTTTCTTGATTTTTTGCCTCCGACATGAATTTTGCTGAATGGGCCCTGAAGAGATTCTTGAGTTTCTGTTCCATAAACATCGCGATGATTATCATTAACTTCCAGGCCGGCTTGCATAGTTGAGAGGGCGCCTTTATATCCGGAGGTTACGGAAGATGTATACAAAGTAAATGGAGCTAAATTTCTTCCTTTGTGTAGAGAATCATTAACTTTTGCCTGAAAATCTAATCTTTGTTTTGTATTTAAAGCTGCATTATCATCACAATCTTTAATAGTTTCAATATTTTGAAATACTATATTATCTGTCTTGCCGCTTCGATCTAATTCAGTTTTTACAAAATTTAATTTTATGTTATCAATTCCGAGATCTTCGGTTCGTTTAGCTGAAAAACGATACGGTCTCGTAAGCTTTCTTAAAACATATGTGGAACCAGACACTACTGAATTGGTGATACGTCTAATTGTTTCTCTTTGAGAATCGACTGCGGAATTACCGGAAGTTGTTGTACCCCCATCTCTTTCTGCTCTATCTTTCCAATATAAACAATTATCATCTTGTTCGTTGTTTAATGGACGATGGCCATGTTTCCAATCATAAGTCAATTCATTAATTGCTTTGATTCTTCCGACTGGCTCAGGCTGTTTTAATTCAAGGGTTGGAAATTTGGTTTCAATCTTATTCCTTTCCAAAACATGACTTTCTATGAGAGTACGAATATTTTCAGAGAAGTTTGCTGTTGCCGGCACCAAGTTCATTAACATTGATGATATTGAATTATCAATCCATTTGTAATATTCTACGAATTTTTCTATATCCGGAGTATTTCCTACTCTTTTAAAGAAAAGCTCTCTGAGCTTACCCATTTCTTTGTAATCTTTCCGATATCTATTGACCGGCTCTCCTACTATATTATGAAAATCTCTGATTGTGGAGAACATGTTTAACATCTCATCAGAAACATTTGCATACATACTTTTTTCTAAAGCAAAGAAATATTCTTGAGGGCGAGATTCGCGAGTGAAAATCTCACCTTCAAAATCAACGATTTCAACCATGTCATCAGAATTAAGTTGATCGAATGGTACCAGACGAGTTGAGGCTTCATATTTCTTTTCAACGACGCCTGAAGAACTATTACTAAAATAATCACCTCTAGCAGTGTGTTGCATCTGAACGATATTAGATAGTTTATAATCATTTGAAGATGCGGATCCGCTAGAAAAATCTACAACTGTAAATCTTCCGCTTGAATCACTTCCTGTTACCTGATCAAAATTCCAATTTAAAGCCAAAGAAGATATTTGTGGCATCTCTGTTTGTGCCAAGCCAGTCGAATCTTTACCCTCGAATAAATAAGTATTTTTGTATGGATGTTGTGTACCATATGATGCATCGTTTTTTGCATGGTATAAGAGAACATCGTCACTTAAATATGAATTCCAATATCTGACATTAGAAACAAAAACATCAGATGTTTGTAAAACAGTACCAGTAAAGTTTGTTCGGTTGGCACCACAATACAATCTTTTTGCAGAAACGAATGGAGAATATTTGTATGCAGCTGCTAACTGACCTGTTACATTAAACTGATTCAAAACCGAATCACCAATCATTTGGGCGCCATAAAATTCTATATTAGTGGATTCATCAGACAAAGTACCAGAAACAAAATCAATTTGAGAATATTTCGAACTTGCCAAGCGAATTCCAAATTTCCACTTCGAACTTTGATAAACATCATTAAAAACAGATGAGGTCAGCATTCCAAACATACTGCCAGATATTGCAAAATATACTTCCGGATTATTTTCTGATGTTTGCTTTGTTTTTCTTATAGAATAAGCTTGTATAGACGCCGATATATCATTGTTCGCCCATGTTAGATTATTCGGTGAAGATGGATGTTTTACACTATGCACCCCAAACATCGAAGAAGTCATACTAGTATAACTTTTGCTGTAATTTCCTTCGTTTAGGGGATACTTTGGAAAAACTATATCTGCTTCAATTGTTATCGGTGATAATTTATCGATACCAGACGTGATATTTTCAGATCCAGAAATAAAACTAGTTGAATTTGTGTTTCCTGCTTCAGAATATCCGTAAACTACAGCGCTGTTATTATTATAAAAATCAACATATTTCGTTTTTGAAGAAACATTTCTAGTATTTGTTCTGGCCGTCCAATCAGTGTTTCGTCCATACAGATTTAAACGAACCAGTTCTTCATCAATTCCGATACAACGAAGGAGGTTTCTAAATGATTTTTTAGTGCCTTTAGTTTTGTAGATATAAACCAAATTGTTGTAAATATTTTTATAAATCTGATTCTTTACATCATATAATTTTTTCTCAAATATTTTCTTTTCATCACGAGTATTAGCAAAAGCAAATAAATCAACATCTGTTAAAATCTCGTCAACATTGAAACCATAATCTTTTAATAATCTATCGTTGAAAAAATGAGGCTTCGAGCTGCCGCTAGGATAATTTATATTTTTAATAGTCGGTAGTGCTTCAACTTGCAGATAAAGTGTATCAAGATAATTTGAAAGAATTTGAATTAATTTTTCTAAATGATTATTGCCCTCTACAGCATCATTTTCCACAATCCAAGCCGGAATGCTATTAATTAATGAATTTGAATTATTAAAATCATGTTCGTTTCCTTTGATTTTTAAATCAGATAAAGTTGATTTTACTGTCGGATGATATGAATAAATGATGGGATCTTTAAATTCTCTATCTGCAATTCCAGATTCAACGATTGCTGATCCAGTAGAACGGCATCGATCAGAGTTATAACTAATAAAAGAGCCGTTGCTAATTCTGCCAGAATAATCAAGGATAGTTTGATCTACTGATGCTGTCTGCGTTATCCCTTCATTGAATTTATAATAAACGCCCAGATCTGTATTGGCTGTATCTGTATTTGTGCCGCCATTAATTTGATCAATGTAGTATCTTCCAACTTGCTTCGCAGTTCTTTCCGTTTTCCAATATCTGAATTCATCGAAAGATGCAGAAACAATATTGCCATATCCGGCGGCATAATATGCAGTACCAGCATACTCAAGAGGACCAGGCATTGCTCCAATTCCAGCGTGGAGGGCGCCTGTAAATGCAGTTATTATCTTGTCACTTCCCGGCGTTTGTTTTGTGGTATATACTCCATCAACATATAAGTTGATTGCAGTAGTAGAGCCACTAGTTTTAGAAGCAACAGCATAATGATGCCATTGACTATCTGCTATATCACTTAAGCCAGTATCAAGAGTTATTATACCTGTATCATCGGGATTTTTAGAACATTGATAATATATATTTCCTTTTGCGGCAGTACTGGTATATACCCACATATATGCATCGTCATATGAGGAGCCAGTTTGAAAATTAGCAAATATAATCTCCTTTGCAGACCCGGGATCTGCCCAGCCATCTTTCTTCATCCAAAATTCGATTGTATGGCCATTTTCTAAATTTACTTCTAAATTATTGGCGCGCGCACTGGCTGTGTTGTACACATTTGCTTTTGAAATAGCAGTTGAACTTTTGCCTGATTCTATATCTAATTTATAATTTCCATAAGGATCCGCATGCGGACCTCCTTTGCAGTAAATATATTGAGGTGAACTGCTACTATACCAGTTGCTGGTTGCAGTTGCGGTATAAGTACTGGATCCACTATTGATTTTTATATAACCATTTGTTCGAGGATATACATTATCAAAAATATGTTTATCTAAATAACTGGATGATAAATTCCATAAAACCTTTTCTCTTTGAGAGCCGTCATATGGATATTGATTATGAATTCTAGTAAATGCATCTTCGTAATATGAGGTTGCAGAACCAAATTTTGCAAAATTTGATGCTGTTGTAAAATCAATTTGAGGAACAAATCTTTTTTCCTGTTCTTCATATACTTTTAAAAATTTAGAAGATTCTGCATCTTCAGAAAATGAGGCAGTTGTACTAGAGCTTCCTATAACGGCGCCGCTGAACAAATCTGCAATTGACATCTTATTACCAGATAATGTTTTTTGTGTAAACTTCTTGTCCATTTAAAACTAACTATCCTCGGCTTCTTCGACTCTAAAGTTAAAGCCTTGGCTATATTGATCGTAACCGGGCTCTTTATAAACTGCTAAGTTAATTGTGTACATATAGCCAGGCTCCAACATAGACATATCTAAATCAAAATAAGAGCCTGACATATCAAAAGATAAGCGTGTATAGGAAGCGTTTGTTCCAATAGCTTGTGGGCTGGTGCTACCGGTACCAAAATTAATAACATTTGTATTATCTAGCGCACGAATAACTTTGTAATACATGTCATCAATTATAATATTTTCAACATTCGCTGTGGCTTTACTATAAATTGTTGGACTCCAGTCTTTTAATCTAGCAAAGACTCTAATGCGAGGATTTTCTGTAGTTTCATATGTTGATTTTAAGTTTGTAATGTTAAGGACACAACGAGATCTTGAATTTCTATTTGAAGCTCTAAAGAGCGTTGGGTCAAAAGACCCTGTATAAACTTGGGTGCCCAACATACTAGTGCCGTCTAAGTGCCACACATCATAAAATCTTGTTACAAGAGAAGCGGCGGCGGTTAATGCAAACGAAGCAGAATAAATACCAGTAGAAACATAGCCTCCTGTGACAACTGTTGGAACGGCTGTGCTGACATAATCTGTTGTAGTGACTAAGTCGATAGCAGAACCGGTTGGAACGCTAGAAGCAGAGCCAGAAAATAGTTGTACATATATTTTTGCAGAATCATCAGTTAAGTTTGGAATATTTTTTAACTGTCCATTCACGTAGTTGTAAAGATAAATCGTATTCAGATTATCTCCAGCTGATAATAGTGAACTGCTGTACTGTATATTGCCTCTGTTATCTTTAATCGTTGAATCCCATCTAGCTTCTATCAATGGTCTCTTAAAAAAGAATTCGCTTGTACGTGAGAAAAATCTTTTTGTATAAAAAGATCTTGTGGCGCCAGAAACATTTTGAATTATCGAGCCACTAGCAAAATCACCAGCAGAAGCAGAAAAATATGCTTCTTGGCTAGCCGTAAGATGAATTCCAAAACCATAATTTGGAAAGCCGCCGGCTGCAAGTGTACTTTTAATCCATCTTTCTACTGTGTCTGTGACATCTAGTTTTAGATCTTCTGTACCTTTCGCGAAAGTTACTTGCTGTCTTCTGTCTCCATAATCGTTGTTGGTAGATGCTGTTAAATAAGTTCCTCCAATTGTGGCCCAGCTAGTATCAGCCGACCTTTTGATCCAATTTGAGCCTTGTTGATTTTTGGTTGAATCTCTATAGCCTTCCATGTCCAGGCCAAAACCCTCTTCCCACGAAGAGGAAACAGGAACAACGGTGAGTGTCATCTCTTTTGGTATGGTTTGCCCATGTTTCGCGTTATACATGCGAAGATAAAAATCTACGCTGCCGGATGCGGGAATTGTGCCGGAGGCACGGTCGGTTATAATAGTAGAAACAGGAAATTGAATTAAAGCTCTAGATAATTCTTGTGTTCTGGTTATGCCCTCTAAAGAAGAGGAATCGTATGTTTGACCATATAACGAGTATATTTCTAAAATATCAGAAGCGCCCATATTTGAGCCAGTCCCTCTATTAATCAAATTCTCTTTAAACGCATTTGTTATCGTATTGTCTTTTGTTGCAACATATCTTTTAATTGTCATTATCTTATTGTGCCTTCGAAATCGGTCCCAAATTTAAACTCATAAATAGTATCTAGCGGCATTCGTATAAATCTACGATCTGCAGAATACGCAGTTTCAACATCAAAAAAGGTGTCTGCATATCGCGCTCCAAACTTTTGTATAACATTTACGTTAACAGTATCAGCAACTCCTCTAACTAAATTTAATCTTTTATATATCGTTGTTATTTCTAAAAATTCGCCTATATCTGGGGGGATGGCAAATAAATCTGTTAATGCCAACAAACAATCGTTTAATACGCTGGCTTTATTAAGTCCTCTTTGAGAAATAATTTCAAAGGTAACCCCTAAATTAACGATTTTGGCGTCTAACACGTCAATACTATCATTTACCATTCTATATTTATTCAACCATGTTTTTAAATTTTGTTTTAATGTTGTGTTTGCTGTGATTAAAGTCCCGCTGTTGTTTTTACATACAGTATACAAATTTAGATTTCTTTTAAAAGAATCTCCATCTTTCATTATAGCACAACGAGATATCGCACCAAATCTCAAAGGCATTGAATATATTAAATTTTTATAATCTTGTAGAGTTACCGCCCTATTTTGACTGTAGAAACTTCCATATGCCTTTTGTCTAATTTCGTCTGTGCTAACATTAACTGGATCTCCGATAATTGGATCTTCATTGTTTACCTGAAGAGATTTAATTATATTATTTTTCTTTTCGGCGCCCAACGTGTATAAATTATCAAATCTAAAATTTACTTGATTGGCGCGTGATACTGTCCCAACAGGGGCATTAACCGTTGTCGTCCTAGAAGTTCGAAAAACTACTGTTAAGGTTGTATTGGCCGGCCCAACACCTAATTTATCAGAACTAATTAAGTTGTTTGGGTCAAAACTTTTATCAGTAACGTAATCTTTCCCATGCAAATTGAGAATAACTCTGTTTGGTTCCGCGACTGGATCAGTCTGTAAATCAGACTCGGAGCCATGACCAAAAATAATAAAAGTATTTCTTGCTTCACGCTCAGTAACAAACCTTCTTGGTACCGCCACTGGTTTTAAAATACTGGGAGCCAAGGTTCTTTCATCTGCAGATGGGTTAGTTATTGAGTTGTATACTACATCTTGAGACAGGTAATCAACTTCGGTGTATTCGTTGCCATTACTATCTGTTACAGAAATAATTTCTGATACTATTTGGCCCCCCGGAATTTCTAGTTTTCTAAACTTTTGAAATTTTCCAATTTCAAAATCTAAAATAGCAAATTGGCCAGAAATTACGCGGCCGGCTGCTTTGATAGCATAACTGGTTGGCGCGCCAGTTGTGTCATTGACTTCACCAACCACAACTTCGTTTGATGAATCGCCAAAATTAACGTCTTCAGTTAAAATGTAAGAGGCTCCAGAGGTTGAGCTAAATGTTGAGCCCCTCTTTAAAACAGGCAAATAAGATATGTCGGGTCCGGAACCAACTGATGAAACTGGAATTAAAACATAAAAAGTTAATATTCCGTGAGAGGTTGGTGACGCATTAAATTTATATCCTAGCTGGCGCGCCAATTTAATAATATTTTTGTATTCTATCGCGGTTTGCAAGAAACTTTCGTTTGCTTGATAATCCACGTAGAAAGACAACATATCCCCAACATAAGAGACCATGTCGATCATTAAAGCCCCAAAACTGGCCTCATTAAAATCTTTGAATGTGCTTGGGTAATATCTCTTTGCATACCCAACTAATTCTTCTTTAATCGAAGAAAAGTTTCTTGCAGTATAATCTATAGCTAATTCTTTTACATCGGTAGTGGCCATCTAATATCCTCAACAATATTAATTAGTTTTATTTTATTTTTTAAGTTGATTGCCTTATTATTAAAGTATCATTGGCGCCCAACTTTGGGATCGAATAACTTATTTTTACAAACAAGGTTCCTAGATCATCTTGACTTTGGCCTAGATCAACAAAATTAATCTTTATAAAAGACATATATAATTTTGCTTGATTAAAAATTCTATATTTGATATTCTCACCGACTTCAATAGTGAAATTTTCAAATAAGAAATTTCTCAATCCAACTCCAAATTGTTGATCCATCACTCTTTCGCCGGGAGCTGTTAAGATAAGATTTTTAAAATTTTGTTTTACTGCTTCGCGAGTTGTTTTAGTCAGACCATAATGGCCATCTAGATCATCAACTAACAAAGGCAGCTTTGGTGAAATTCCATACATTTTAGTTTATTCCTCCGAGGTTTCTTGAGTAATTAGGCCAGAATTTTGATTTAAATTAGAATCGGGGCCACAAATATCTGTTTTTGGAGTGTCGACATCAACATTTATTTCCGGTAATGATTCCGGATTGAATTTTTCGTCGTAGCCTACCAAGAATTGTAACAGAGTGTATATTAAGCCAGGCGCAGTAATTGGCTTCATTGAGTCGCCAAATAATGGAAATCCGACTGGAATAATTGGAACAGGCCTGATTCCTGGCAAACAAAGTTTTGTTTCTGATGTATCTCCTGGAACAGAAATTCCCAAAAGATCTAAAGCTAACTCTAAGCCGGGGATACTTTTGACAATCTCGTCAAACTCACGAGAACAATGTTCGGGCATGATAAGTAAAGAACCAAATACAATTTCTGGTAACATTTTATCATCCCAATCATTTTCATCTTGCTGATCAAAAGCTTCTTTCATACAAGGATCGATTGCTGCAACATACCATCTTAATATCCATTTTGGAATAACCTCCAGCAACCACTGGAAGAAAGCCCCTTCTGGTATTTGTGCAGACATAATTTTATCCATTTCATTGTTCCATCCAGAAAGCACTTCATCAGTCAGCAGCGAAGACCAATCATCTTTAGGTTTGCTACTCTCATTAAAGATTTGTTCTGCTGTTGTGCGGCTGCCGGCGAATAAATCATCAAAATCAAATTTCTTGTTATAAGGAAAGTAAGACTGTTGCAAGATAGCAAAATTTAATAAATTTGTACTAGACAAAACATAATCATTTAACATTTTAACCTTTGATTTTTTAAAAAGTTCAGGCATTAAATTTTGTGCGCTTTCGCCTACTAATTCTACAATCGGATCATTAAAAGCAATTTGCTCACTGGAAAATAAAGGTACCGGCGGGAAGTCGTTTCCGGTGTGTCGCACCTCTGGATGCAGTGCAAGATAAGCTTTGACATTTGTCATCTCTTCTAACATGCTTAAATCTCTAGTAACATAGGCGTCTTTAATTGGAATTACGTAAAAAGATCCTATAGTTTTTTCTTGTTTGCTAAAAAGCAAATCTTCTGCACCTTCTATTACTGTATTTAAGTTATCAAAATCTTTTGGTATTGGTTCTTTTATTTGATATGTTTTTCTACTAAATATTTGGTTTAGTGAGCCTGGCGAGGCGCCTTCTGTTTCTAATAATAGATCTTCGATCTGGCCCGGTAAGACCGTATTACTATAGGCAGGTATAGAACCAGGAGCAACTAATCTACCCTCGTATTCTACAGCATATTTCTCAAACTCTTCTGGTGCTATGCCTTGGCCGGGGGTCGCCAAAACATTTATGTTATGAGGCATCACATATACTAATCTAATTTCTTGGCGTATATAATCAAATACTTCAGATAATGTAAATATATCGCCAGTTCCTGGATTAATAAAAGGAGCATCAGCAAGAGGCGAAGCCGATGTTAAAGCAAGACTCAAAATAAAATCAAATTGTTTGTAAGAAAGATTAAAAATATATTCTGGATTTTCCCAGTCTAAGTTTGTGGTTCCGGTGATTGCGCTTCTAAATGTATCCAAGAATCTTTTCTTATCTCCTTCAAAAGATCCTGGATCTTTTTTTAGTTTAACCTGAACATATTTTTGTACGATAAATCCGCCATTTCTAGTAGCTTTTCCTAATTTTGTTAAATTTCCTTCGCGATTATAAAAAGTAGATTGCATTGTATTAGCATAAAAGGTGGTGTCTGTGGCATATGCATCAAGGCAAATATTCCTAATATTTGTAGTGGCTAGCGCGACTCGGCGCGCGTTCTCTTCTGTATAGTCGATAACGGCGACACTTCGTCTTATAGGTGCCTTATTGGGTATATAAAGTGGATCGTTTTCGCCTGGAGAAAGAGTTGGGGCCGGGCCGGCATACTCATTCAGGAGATCTTTACGCGCATGTTGTTCATGATACGGAACGCCGGCCTTTGAGAGAAGGGTATCCTCGTTGACTTTAACTTGAAGGCGGTTGTGAAACGAGGACGCATCCCAAAATCCTTGTTTACTTGCACCTGCGTTAGCGTTTACTAAATCACTTGGAATATCAAAAATTATATTTGAAGACAATAATGTTTTTGTAGTATCAACGCTAATCCTATCTTTATCCAAAAACATAGA